CCTTAGAACCAGCCTTAATCTTTTTAAATAAAGATGCTCGCATAGTTGGCTTAGTATAATTACCAGCAGCATTTACTTTAGACTTTGTTTTTTTCTTGGTTACCATTTTACTTTATCCGCCCAGTATGCTGCAGACATTTTGCCCTTAGCAATGTTCTTTGCGTGACGTGCTTTGAATGAAGCCTGTCTAGGAGTTGGCTTCCTGTCACCAGTTACGCCTTGTTGTCCAAAACGGATAGTCTTTACTTTGCTACCTTCTTTGGCTACAACCACGTGTGACTTCTTCGGATGGCTAGGGGTGCGCTTAGGCTTATTAAACCCTGACACCCCTGCTCGCTTTAATCTTGGGTCTTGCATTATTAAAGATTAGTTTCCGTAAGTAAAGTTTGACTTTGGCTTCTTAGGTGATGCTGGACCACCATAAGTAAAGTTTGACGCTGCTGGACCAGGTGAGGCCTTTGGCTTGTTGATAGCATTCTGGAAGCGTGTCTCACCGTATAGACGACGAACTGCTTCTACATACTCTGCCTGCTTCTTGGTCTTGGGAGTTGTTCCAGCAGCAACGGGATTCTTTCCTGCCTTAGACAAAGCCTTTTCCATACCTTGCTTCTTGACCTTATCAATTGTTTCTTGCTTAACTTTAATTAACATATTGTAATGTGACTTAGAACCCTTTGCCTTCGCTAGCGAAGCCATTGTTTCTTTTTTGTTTGAGTTTTTCATTTCTTGCCTTTCTTAGTGGTTTTGATTTGCTTTCCAGTTTTATTGTCGTAACTTTTTCCTTGGAGCAAAGCACCAAAGGCCTGACCCCATTGAGCGTTTACATTGTCACGGGATTGATTTGCTTTTTGTTGATAAAATTCACGACCTTTACCTTTAGGGGCAATGTCGTTTGGAGGGTAGGTGTAACCTCGGCTAGATAACTCGGAAGTTCTAGAGTAAGCCTTGTATACATCCTTGGATTCTTTTACAAGATTTTTTAAATAATCCACTGGATTGGCTGGCATTACTTCTTCTTGCCCATCTTTTTCATAGACTTCATAGACTTCTTAACCATTTTCTTACCAGTCTTTTTGGTTTCCATTTTTGCTGCTGCCATACCTTTTGCTGTGTATGGGAATGACATTTTTCCGACTTTAGGCATTATATTTGTCCAATCTCTTTGAGAACTTCTACGGATTTTGTATTTATATCTTTTGCTTTAGGCATAGTCTCTGAGTTGTAGGCTTTACCTAAAGTCTCTGAGGCTTTGTATGCTTCCTGAATATGTCGCATACTGGTTCCTGCTGGTTGCATACCCTGGTCCCTAGCATCTCTGTAGGCTTGCAGTTCTGCGTTCCATTTCTTATCTGGTATATCTCTTGTTGCATCTCCTGCGTTCATCTGCAATGTTCCAGCCTTACATCCGAAGCAAGTCTCATCATAGACTGGATGGTATTCCCAGTGTTTCATGTTGTCCCCTTATACTGCTGTAAAGTTTGCTTCTGTAATACCCACACCACCAGCAATTAGTGCTGCTTTAATAGTATCATTAACTACATGATTGCGCCCACCAAGATAGAACTCTTGGTAATCATCCATAGTTTCGTCAAGAACATAACGAACTTGAGAATAAACTCCAGCACTTTTAGCGATACTAATACCTTTATCTAGTTTATAGAAGTAAAACAATCTATGCCTACCTGCTGGTCCTTCTTTGATTACAGGTGTTTTGAAGATATAATCTGCCATTAGTTCTCCTTAGTGAACTCAATGTTAAGCAGTAAGTCGTGTTCGCCGTTCTTACTGCTCAACCTTCAATCAACTAAGCGATTGATGAACCTGATTCGATTCGGAATAGTGCTTCTTCGCGGTAGCGAGCAAAGCCTAGAACGCCATACCAACCCATTGGGCGGTGACGCATTAAGCGATCTACTACTGGTCCGATTACTACATGTGGCTCTTCAGCAACTGCTTCAGCAAGTGCTTGTTGGCCAGCAATGATTGTGCGATACACCTTTGCAGATGAAGAACCATCAGTTGCAGTGAATAGGCGTGGAGACTCAACGAAGTATGCACCTTCGTATTGTCCGATTTCTCCTGCCCAGATACGATCTTGTGAAGAACCATATTGGTTAGGGAGCAACCATCCTGCTGAACCTGTTTCTGCACGAAGATCGTGTGAAACTTCTGGGTGAATACCAGTCCAGTATAGGGAGCCCTTACGGCCTACTGCCTTACCAGCGCGAAGTTTTGCAACAGCGCGACGAATGTTAGCAGAAGAGATTGTTGCAGCAGCAGTAACTGTTGCTGTTGATGTTGCTGTTGAACCTGAGTAGATTACGTTTGTTCCGCCACGAAGAGTTGTCATCGCGACTGAGTCAATTGAGTCTGCAAGGTTGAAAGCAATAATGTTAGCAATCGCTGGGTCTACATCAGCAAGGCTGAATAGTTCCAAAGCGCGTGTAACAAGAACTGAGTTACCATACTCGTTAAGAGTAATGGTTACAGATGTTGGTGTAGACATTGCTACTGCATCTGGGTCAGTTGTTTCTGTGAGTGCTGTTGTTGCAACGGATAGGTCAACGTAACGTTGTAGAACAACTGTTGAACCTGGAATTGCTTGACGTGCTGGACGCTTATCTGCAACTGAACGAATTAGTGGTTCAGAACGGAGAGCGAATTCTAGAAGACGATCATACGCCTTCTGGACTAGACCAGCACCACCAGCGGTTCCTCCGAGATTATCTGAGGCTGTTGATACATATGCCATTGTGTCACCTCCAAGGTGATTTAAGTTAAACTATGATTGGTTATTGTGAACGAAGAACGTCTAGAAGTGCGTCCATAGAATCCGCACCATCAATACGCATATTTAAATCGTCCATCCTTTCAGGGGTAAAAGCATTTGTAGTTATGGCATCTTGCTGACGCAAGGCTGCACGATCAACTTCGTTTGCTTTTGGCTCAGGAGCATCTACTTTAATTCCAAATAGTTCAGCGTTGTCGTCAAGCCAGTGGTTAACTGATTCTTCACTTACATCGTCAATATCTTTCAGAATTAAGCGAGCCGCCTTAGCGTTTACGCCCTTCTTTTCTAGGACTTCTTTGACTGTCCGCTCACGCTGCACCTTGGATAAACCCTCAAGTTGCTCAGTGAGTTCTTTGATACGCTTTTCATCTGCGCGTTTGGCTTTACGTAACTTTTTAAGTAAGTCACTTCCATCCATCTGCACATCAGTGTCGGTATCTAGTTCGTCTTCGTCTTCATCCCAGTAGTTGTTGCTCATAGCAACCCACCCTTCTATTCGTTGTAGTCGCAAGCCTCAAATTCATTCGGGGAAATGGTTTGGCTCTTGCTATCGGTCTAATACACCGCATGGGGCCGATAGGTCCATGTCGGGAATCTATTTAGTTAGAAGCCTTTTGGTAGTCTGAAAGATGCGGCCGAGGTTCCTGGTCCGCCACTAAAGTTTGCACTTTCTCTAGCGATTAATCTTTCTAACTTGCGCTTTTCGGAAGCAAGTCCAAGTATGTTTGCCTTCTCTGCCTCTATCTGTCCATATTGTTCTAATTGACCACCATACATAGAACTGAGTTTTTCAGCAATTGGAACTTGACCAGCGATCTTTTCGTAGTCTGTTCTTGTCTGGGCTATAGTATCACCAGTAGCCTTAATGGCTTCTGTTCCAATAGTTCCAGTGGTTATATTGCTGTAACGATTAGACTTAATAGTTTCTGCAGCCATTGAAGCGTTGAGACCTTGAGCAAGTGCTGCTCCACCAATTTCGGCTGATTGGACCTTACGTTCCATAATAGCCAATTGATTCTTAGGGTCTAGCATCATAGCCACAAGGTCTGAGGTATCAAGTTGTGGGAAGAATTCACGCCAAGCATTCAATATGGATTGGTCGGCATTAAGAATTCTATCGTAGGCTAGTGATACACGCTTACCTGCTTGAACTACATCAACGTTATTTCCAATTAAAATAGCATATTGGGCTGGGTTCTCAAAAGTAGATAAAGCGTAGTTTTTAAATATCTGAGAGTAGCCACGTTCCATCTCAAGATATGTCTTTTCATCTAAAGCACCAAAACCATTTTTAATTCTTGCTTGGTTACCAGAGAAACGTTGATT